ATATAAACACATTGTAAGTAAATATGTAATGTTTGTAACAGTCTATCTCCAAGGCGGGCTAGGAAATCAGCTTTTTCAACTTGCTTTCCTAGACTATGTTTCAAAGAGAAATAACATTCCTGGAAAAATACTCACCGTACAAAGCCCTAGAACAGTGCATTCAAATGTAAACTATTTTGAATCCATATTCAAGAACTGGATTTGGAATTATATATATGAGCAAATCCACATTATAATCAACGAAGATAATATGACTTTAGATTTAGGTTGGAACTTAAATACTATGTATCATGGATACTTTCAAGACTTTAAGTATACCGATATTGTTCGCGAGACCTTTATTCCAAAACTAGTATTTGATACTCAGATTCTAGCTAAATATCCCGATATCAATACAAAATACTTTATTCATGTGCGAGGTGGAGATTATTTGAACGAGTGTAAAAAAATACATAATGTTGATTTAACTTGGTATTATAAGAAATGTTTGGAGTTGTGTAAGAATGAAGAGTTTGTGATATTCACAAATGATAGTGAGTATGCGAGCAGACTTCTAGGCAATAAGTTTCCAATCATAAAGGAGTCTGAGATAGATAGTTTATACTTAATGAGTCAATGCAAGGGATGTATTTGCGCAAACTCTTCATTTTCTTGGTGGGGAGCTTACTTAAACCCAAACCGACCTATTTTTATGCCATCGAAGTGGTTTAACAACTACACATATGGAAACTACTATTTTAATGGGGTCGTGGTTGTAGATGTAAATGTTTGAACACATTGAAAAGGTTGTCTACATAAACTTAGAAGAAAGGCCCGATAGACGAGCAGACGTAGAAAAAGAGTTGTCTGTTTTTCCATCGGAAAAGATTATGCGGTTTCCAGCTATCAAGCATCGCAACGGTGCAATTGGATGTTCAATGAGTCATATTGCAGTCGTTGAACTAGCTATTCAAAATAACTGGAAGAATGTTTTGATTGTAGAAGATGATATGATATGGAATAAGTTTGATGTCGGATATCCTATTTATCAACAACTAGTATCCAAGCCGTTCGATGTTTTGTGTTTGGGTGGTGCATGTATTCAGTACGATCCAACAACATATAGAGCTAAATTTGTATCTACTGCAACTGCATATTTAGTCAACAATCATTATTATCAAACTCTACTTGAAACCTTCAAAGATGGACTGGAAAAACTTGTAAATAATGAAGATAAGTATTCTCTTTACGCACTTGATCGTATTTGGATGCACCTAATTGAAAGAGATAATTGGTATATTATTCAACCGTCTTTGTGTGTACAAAAACCGGGGTTCAGTAATATTGAAAATAAGTTTGTGAATTACAACCCCCAGTTTGGAGTATGGTAACTTTTAGCTAGTATTAAAGTAATGTACAAGTACTTTATTGAACTTGTTGGAACAACAACTGTTCTCTATGCTAAATTACTGACAGAAGCAAATCCTACGGTGATGGGATTAGTGTATTTTTCTCTTCTAACAATTGCTCATACTATAACTTCAGGATACTTCAATCCTTTGTCTGCGTTTGCAGGATACGCTTTAGGCCGAGTTCCATTTCAGGAAATGGTTTATAATATCCTCACCCAAATTGCGGCTATGATTCTAGTTATTATATCTTTCACACCAATATCGACTTTCATGAAACAGGTGTAATATATTCAAATGAGTTTGTATCTTTATGTTATTGATCCCAGCCATCGCGAACTTCAGCGCGAACATGTCCGTAACCGTCGTCCAACCGATTCGGGAGTCGATCTGATTTCACAGAATACAGTTTTGGACTTTTCGCAATGTTTGTGTGCGGGTGCTGGATGCACGAAGGATTACTGCCTACCATGCAATCTCGGCGTGGAAATTAAGACTGGCATTGTGGCCGCTGCTCTAGATTCTATTGGAAATCCGGCTCCTTATCTGCTTCTAGCCCGTTCATCTACGAGTCTGACACCTCTGCGCATGTCAAACCAAATTGGACTTGCAGATGCCGGATACCGTGGTGAGCTGATTGCGCGCGTAGATTGCCTGGATACAAAACTTCAAAACTACACAATTCCACAGGGTCGTCGGCTTTTCCAAATTGTTCAGCATAATTGGCTTCCGTTTAATGAAGTTATTCTAGTAGATTCTCTGGAGGATCTACCTGCTCCTCCCGATAACCGTGGCGGCGGTGGATTTGGATCTACAGGCAACTAACTCTTATAAAAATAAGCCCTTTTAGCATAGTGGTATTGCGTTTGATTTGTATTGATTACTAATCATCAAAAGGTCCGTGGTTCGATTCCACGAGGGGGCACATTCGAGACTCAAACGATGTTTCGAATGAGCCAAAGAGAGATCGCATCGTGAATCACTGCTCCCCAGTATGCAGTGTAAATTGTGGTCTTAAATCCAAAAACCATCGCTAAAATGAGTACTACGGATCGGAGAAAGGTGTTGAGGATGGGGTTCGCGGTCGGAAAAAGTAGAGCGTCCATTGTTTTGAAAACCGATTTTATTCGGTCACATATGCATCTAGTATAACCAATGGGATACATTTACCGTATCACAAACACTACCAACGGAAAGCAATATGTTGGGCAAACTTTACATTCGGATATCCATACGAGATGGAATCAGCATAAGCGGATGTGTAAGACTATGTTAGGGGGATGTCTGTTAAACGCTTATGTAAAATACGGTATTGAAAACTTCAAGTTTGATATTGTATGTATATGTTTTGACGAGGCATGTAATGAACTTGAAGAATTCTATATTGAAAAATTCAAGACCCTGTCGCCAAACGGGTATAACTTGAAATCTGGAGGCAAGAATTCAAGACACAACGAAGAAACTAAAAAACTTATTAGCGAAAAGAAGAAAGGTGTTCCTAGCACGATTGTATACACCGATGAAATGAGGAAAGCTCGCAGTGAACGAAAGATGGGTGCTAAAAATCATAACTTTGGCAAACCTGTTTCTACCGAACAACGGTCTGCTATAAGCGAAAAGATGAAACAGATTTGGAAGGAAAAGAAAAAAGCCGGATTCGTACAAAGCAAGACTGTGATAGAAGCATTGGTAAAAGGGCGTACTGAACAAAGAAAGAAGGTTATCAAAAAAGCTAAAGTTGTTTCAAAAGGACGAAAACAGCGTGTTGGACAATATGATGATTACGATACTTTACTTGAAGAGTTTGAAAGTATACAAGCCGCTGCTAGTAAAACTGGAGCAAAACCTTCCGTAATTTCGTCAGTATGTCGCGGAGTAAAGAAACACGCTGGAGGGTTTAAATGGAAGTTCTTTGATGTAGACTTAGCCAACTTTAAACGCAATAACTCAACGGGTGAAAAGTATATAACGAAACAGAAGAACACATATGTTGTACGAGTTACAAATAGTAGGGTTGGGGTAACACATTGTTCATGTCATTCTTCGTTAGAAGATGCTATTGTATCACGAAATGAAGTCGTAAACAAGTTACCCGACCATTTATGATGATATCACATATCTAATTATTGTTTTGTCGCCCTCTCGTGGAATTTTTCCCTTTATTTTTTTTTGTTGCAGTAGAGCATAAACACAAAATGGGCGGTGGTTTGATGCAATTGGTATCGTACGGAGCCCAGGATATTTATATTTCCGGCAACCCTCAGATTACCTTCTGGAAGATTCTATACAAGCGCCACACGAACTTCGCTGTAGAGTCGATTGAGGTTACCTTCAACGGCCAGGCGGACTTCAACAAGCGTGTAACGGCCGTCATCAACCGTAACGCTGACCTAATGTACAAGACATATGTACAGGTTGTACTACCCGCGATTGATGTGTCAACTACAACGCAGCTCGGTTCCTCTGCGGCCGGCTTCCGCTGGCTGAACTACATCGGCCACCGCCTCATCAAGCAGGTTGAGCTCGAGATCGGCGGCCAGCGCATTGACCGCCAGTACGGCGACTGGATGCAGATCTGGACGCAGCTCGCCACGGATGCTGGTAACATTGCCGTACTCGACTCCATGGTCGGCAACACGCACGACCTAGTACTCATGAAGCGCTCAAACGCGCTCAAGCTAGACACGACTTGCTCGGCGAACGAGACGACGATCTCATGCTTACCTCGCGCTGGCACGCCCGCCAAGACGCTCTACATTCCCCTCCAGTTTTGGTTCTGCCGCAACCCTGGTGTAGCGATTCCCCTAATCGCCCTCCAGTACCACGAGGTGCGCATCAATGTAGACTTCGAGACCTGGCAGAACTGCCAGTACGCCGAGGCCGGCGTCGGTGTACCAATTGCCGCCAATGCGCAGTCACTCGCCGCTGCCTCTCTCTATGTCGACTATGTCTACCTAGACACGGAGGAGCGCCGCCGCTTCGCCCAGCAGTCCCACGAGTACCTCATTGAGCAGGTACAGTACACGGGTGCCGAGTCGATCACGAGCTCATCCAACAAGGTTCAGCTCAACTTCAACCACCCTGTCAAGGAGCTACAGTGGGTCGTCCAGCGCGACTCATTCGTTGACTGCTCGACGGCCACTTGGCTCGCGTCGGTTGGCGGTGCGCAGCCCTTCAACTACTCCGATGACTTCTCCACGGATGGCATCATTGTATCTCTACTCTCGCAGACTTCGGGTGCGGCCACTGGCGGTGCCAACGCCTCGAATGCGACGATGAACCTGGGCCAGGGCGCGACGGAGAACTCGACAGTGATTGGTGCCGACACGCTCGATCTCTCAGGCGTCCAGGAGTTTGAGACGGGTGTCAACTATCTACTCGCGAAGGTCATTCTCGGCTCCGGTGTACGCTGCGAGGGCAAGAACCCGGTCGAGGTTGCCAAGCTCCAGCTCAACGGCCAGGACCGCTTCACGGAGCGCGAGGGCTCTTACTTCGACAAGGTCCAGCCTTACCAGCACCACAGCCGCTCCCCATCCACGGGCATTAATGTTTACTCATTTGCCCTACGCCCTGAGGAGCACCAGCCCAGCGGCAGCTGCAACTTCTCCCGTATCGACAAGGCCACGCTACAGCTCACGGTCTCACTCAACACGGTGACCGGCACTCGCACGGCCCAGGTCCGCGTATACGCGCTCAACTACAATGTACTCCGCGTCATGTCCGGCATGGGCGGCCTCGCGTACTCCAACTAAACATGAAACCAAATTGAACCGTAACTGTAAGCGTAAGGGTTTCAAAAACCCATAATTGAGTTTCAATATTGAACTTCAATTGTGGTTTGAAAACAATGAATCTAGTCTACTATACTGTTGGGTTTGATCC